TTTTGTCGATGCCATCTCCCAGTACCGCGGCCTGTCGGCGGCGCTGGTTTCCAAGCAAATCGCAACCGGTGCGGAGTTCTGGGGGCCAGAGGCCCTGAAGCTCGGCATGGTCGATAAAATTATGACCCTCGAAGATGTTGTAAATCAGTTGGATGGGGAGCATAATTCGAAACTACACGAAGTACGGCACACCCAGAAACCGAAAGGTAACATGCATATGGCCAGTAAATCCGCGAAGAAAATCACCGTCATGACCGATGCAGCGCAACAGGCTATTGCAGCTGGGATGCCTGAAGAAGAGGCCCTCGCCATGCACGGCCGCGTACTCACCGATGAGGAAGCGGAAGCCGCTGCAAAGGCGGAAGCCGATGCCGCAGCTGCAGCCTCCGCCGATCCCAAGCCCAAGGCCGGAGAGGCTGATGAAGAGGGGGAAGGCGGGGAGCCCGCCGCCAAGCCCAAGGCCGGAGACTCCGGTAGCGAAGGGTCTGGTAATGCACCGGCTCCCAAGTCCGAAGCTCCCGGCACCGACGTGCTGGCTGCCCAGCTCGCGACCGCCAACGACAAGTTGGTCGACGCCCGGGTTGAGCTGAAAACGGCCACCACCAAGCTGGCCACGCTGGAGGCCTCGGTGGGCGGACTGCTCGACATTGCCCGGTCTGCCGTCAACAAGATGCAGATCGCCATGGGCGGCACGCCCATGGACCTGACCGGCCTGGCGGCCGATGCGCTGATCTCCCAGCACGCTTCGACACTCAAAGCGTTCAACGAGAAATATCCCGTGGGCGGTAAGGCCACGGCGTCTGCCGAGAGGCCTGACACACTGGATACACCCGACGCCTCTCCAAAGGCAGCCGCTGTCCGCCGCGCATCGCAGTTCAACCCGCAGCAGCAGTAATAATCACCCGTTCACTGAGGAACAATTCGCCATGACTGATTTCGTATTCACAGAACTCGTCAATGACCCGCCTGCTACGGTCATCTCTGCTGCGCTTGGCGCCAGCTCTTCTGCTCCCTTTGCCGAGGCTGACGTTGGCAAGGCTGTCAAGCTGGCGGCCTCGCAGAACTACGTTCCCGTTGCCGCCGGTGACGACATCGAGGGGTTGGTAAACTCCGTCGAGCCGTCCACCGTCAATTCAGGCTTCTCATTCGGCGGCGTACAGATCGACCGGCGGGCCATCGTCGAGGTTGGCCCCACCCAGGCCGGTGCGCTGGCGATTGGTGCACTGGTGGTAGCTGATACCCCGGTTGCTCTCGGTACCGCGGGGTACGCGACGGTTCAGGCCGGCACGCCCTCGTTGTTCAACTGGCGAGTACTGCGTCACGTAACAGGTACCGGCGTTACCGGCAACCTGGTGCTGATCGAACGCGTCTAATCTCCACTCACACTTTCCACTCTCACTGAGGAGAGAACAATGCCAAAGTTTAATATTGTAGACGCGAAAACCGGAGGCCCGCAGGAGATCGATGTCGATATCCTTGATTACAAGGCCGCCGGCGATCAGTCCCTCTCGCTGACGCAGCACCTGCAGAACAAGTTCGATGCCGATCCCAAGTACGGCACCGTGCTGGAGCAGTGCATGGCTTCTGCGGGCATGATCCTGCGGGCCGATCCCAAGACCGGGCTGACGCCGCCTTCCATGAAATCGATCATGGACGGCACGCTCGATGTCAATCTGGGTACCATCAACCGTAACGACGGCGCGAACAATCACACGCCCTCTGGCCGGTTGCTGTTCCCTGAAGTGATCATGCAGCTGATTCAGGCCGAACTGACCACCTCCAATGACGATTTCCTCGGCGGCTACGACCAGATGGTCGCAACCACCGCGTTCGTCAACTCCCCGAAGGTGGACCAGCCGACGATCGATGTGACCGCCCCCGAGGCCTCTGCTTCCCAGCCGATCGCGCAGCTGGCAGAGCCTGCCAAGATGGTCACCATCACGGTCAACGAGAAAGCATGGCGCATCCCGACTCGCTCCATCGGTCTGACCATCTCCGACGAGGCGATGGCGGCTACCGCTCTGGATCTGGTTGGTCTGGCGATGACCTCGCAGGCCCGCGGTGAGCGTGTCCGCATGGTGGAAGGCCAGCTGGCTGCCATGATGGCTGGCGATGCCGATGTCGGCGAATCCGACCTGACCTCCCAGACGGTTACCTCGGCGTCTTTCGACTCGGCGAGCACCACCCTGGCCAACTTCTCTCACACGGCGTGGGTGAAGTTCCTGCGGGCGCAGTATCGCAAGATGACGGTTACCGACATCATGTGTGATATCGACATGGCGCTGGCCATTGAGAACCGCACCGGCAAGCCGACCGTCACCACCGACGACCCCAACTCGCCACGTATCGACGCCCTGTTCAGCCTGAAGAACCTTGGCATCGTCGCTCCGCGCATCCTGCTGGTGGAAACGGCGGTTGTTGGCGCGGGCCGTCGTCGGTCTCGACCGCCGGTACGCCATCCGCCGTATCGTCAACGTGGCAGCCTCCTACAGCGCCATCGAGCAGTATGTGATGCGCCGGGCCACCTCGTTCCGCATCGACGCTGGCGAGATCGCTCACAAGCTGTTCGCCGATGCCTGGACCAAGATGACCGTCATCTCGTAAGGACACCACGTTTAGCTTTACGTAGCCGACAAACGGGGGCCTGGTCGGCCCCCGTTTTCTATCTGACCGAGGAGAATTAATATGGCACTGAAACCCCCTACCCCTGCCGCCGCCAAAGCTGCCGTCAACGAGAAGGCCGAAAAGGAAGCGGCAGAGAAGCTGGCAAATGAAGCTCAGGCTGATGCCGCGGCTGTCAAGGCCTCCGAGGAGAAAGCTGCCAAGGAAGCCGCGCGCAACGACGTGCAGCCTGGCCGATATCGGGCGAAGCAGTACAAGTTCGTGGACCCCTACACCGGCTTGGTGTTTACCCCCACCCGCGAGACGGAAGTGGCCCGGGTTACCAACTACTTCGCCGCCCAGGTTACCTCCGGAGTGCTGGAACGCACCGGCGATCTCTCTGCCCAGGCGCCGGCTGAAACCACCGCCGAGTAAGGAACTGCCTGAGTGGGCGTCGCGATCACAGCGTACACCGGCACTGACGCCATCCGTGGCGTCATCGGCGTCACTGACAACGAAGTCACTGACGCCATGCTGATAGACCAGCGGCTCGATCTCGAGCTGACGGTCGACCTGAATCGCTGGGCGCCCACTCACGCCGCGGCGTTTGCCACCGGCAGCGCCTCTGGCGCAACCGCAGACGAGCAGCTGATCGCCAACTACATCTCCCTGTACGCCCAGTACTTCTGCGTCCTGCAGGTCATGGCGTTCATGAAGCTGGCGATGCCACAGCTGATCGGCGATGGCAAGGCCGAGATGCGCCGCTTCCAGATGCTGGATCTCGAGGCTATCGAGAAGACCGCACTGGCCAGGGTCACCCATTACCGCAACCTGCTGTCCGAGGCACTGGGCGATGACGCTCTGACCCCGGTGTCTTACGTCGGGTCTGCTGTCCCCACGTATGATCCCGTTGCAGGGCCGTGAAACTCCAGCAGGCTAATTCCTACTTCAATACGGTCAACCTTGATGGATGGGACGGCGCTGCGTGGGTTTCCGGCGTGGCGGCCGGCAACCTGCTGTCGTTTGACCGCTTCATCACCGAGCGCACCTTCGGCCAGAAAAAGCGCATGTTCGAGATGGGTGGGACGACCACCATCCCTGATGCCTACAAGGTCGTGCGCCTGCCTACCGGTACCAAGTACATTGTCGAGGCCGTCAACCCCGACATTCGCAACGATGTCGTCTACGGGCGCACCTACCTCCTGCGGGAGTGCGAGAGTGAGGCGCAGATCATTCAGTTCGTCAAGGCCACGTCTGCCTCAGGTATCGGCGGGGACCCCACTCCCACTACGTTGGCCACCGTGTTCTGCGACGTCGAACGGATCACCTCCGAGAATTCCAGCGAGTTCCGCGAGGTGCGCTTCAGCTCGCATGTGGTCACCCTTCCCGAGGATACCGTCGTGAACACGGATTACCAGCTGCTCATCGACGGGTTCTATTACGAGATCATGGAAGCCAACAAGAATTTGCTGACGATGTCGGTGCGCGCCGTGAAGCTGGGGGCTGCCGCATGAGCGAGTTCATCAAGCCGGTGAAGTCCACTATCGACAAGCTGGGCTATGACATTGGCACAAATTATGCTGGCGGCCCGGTTGACGTCGTCGACATGAATTCCGACATCAACGTGGACGAGCTGCTGGCCTCTCCGGACCCTGCCATTCTGTGGGAGATGACCACCTGCAGCCCGGCACCGAAAGCGCCGATGTGGGATGTCGCCTTCATGATCGGGGCCAAGACGAAAAAGGGCGCAGGGTACGTGAGAATGTCCCTGCTGGAGGCCGTCACAGAGGTTGTCAAGCCAGATCAGGTCATTCCGGTGCACGACTACACCGGGGCCGTTGCTGGCCCTCAGGTAGGGTTTCTGACCGTCACGATGGTCGATCTGGATCCGGAGCAGGGCGGGCGGTTCGAGGGCGTGCGCCTGGTCGCCGTGAGGTGCAAGGGGCTCAGCTGGTAATGGCTACCCGCTACACGCTTACGAAGGGATTTACCATCGAGGTCAACACACTGCTGCAGCGCCGGGTACTGAAAGCCGCCGCACCCAGGATCGCCAGCGAGAAGGCCGGCACGCTGCAGTATCTCTGCCAGCGCGGCTATAAGAACGCGATCACGCAGGTGGGGCGGTTTCTGGAGTCCCCTGATCTGCCCGATATCGAGTCCAGCGGCGCCCACGTGGTCACCCTGCAGGATGCCGACGGTAAGCCGGTACGCATTAAGACCGGGCATTTCAACCACTTGACGGATGACTATATCCAGACGCCGCCTGAAAGCGCGACGTTTTGGCGCAAGCGCGGCTTCCTGTATGCCCGCTATATGGCTCAGGTGGGGGCCGCACCCGGCGCGGGTACGGTTACAACCAAGGTACTGGGAACTCCGATTACCCGCCTTCGACACACCCGCGCCCATATCCAGATTGAATTTTCCAAGCTGAAAGACCCTATGGACACCTACATCCGCCGGTATTTTGTGCTGGGGATGAAGAACCTGTACGTGGATGGCAGGGACTGGGTAGCGCCCGGTGTTTTGCCGAAACGCGGCAAAAAGAATTACGGTAAAGAGGCGGTAACACTGGGGCAGTTTGTCTACGTGGAATCGCAGCGCCCCGTTATCTCATCCATTACATCAAGATTAGGCCGTAACTTGCTGAAACTCTTGCGTTCAAACGTGTGAATGGTGTTACACTACGCAAGTCCGTGAATTACTGAACACACATCTCACTGAGGAGATAGATCGATGAGCCTTGGCACACCCCGCACAAACAAGTTCAAGATCGGCACCGCCGAGGTCCGCATTGGCCCTCTGACGTCTGCCAACAAACTGACCCAGGCGCACTCCATCGGCCTACTGGATAAAGTGACCGTCGAGGTCTCTCAGGAATCGGTCGATCTGGAAGGCGGCTTCCCGAAGTTCCTGGCCGACACCGCCATTATCCGTCAGGCCTCCAGCGTTACCGCCACCCTGCGTGAGTACAGCCGTCGCAACATCAAGGCGATGCTGGGTGCCGGTGTTTCCGGCACGGAGCCCACGGGCGCCGTAACCACCCTGTCTGCCGACGCTGCGGTCGACGCCGTATCGGTAACGGTTACCAGTGCTACCGGCATTGTTCCCGGTGACCTGATCGTCCTGTACCCGACCGCCTCCCCGGAGCAGATCACCGTCGCCCGGGTTACCGCCGTATCTACCAATACCCTGACACTGGACGCTGGCACTCCTATCCTGTTCGACTACACCGCGGCCAACGGCGTGGCAGTCTACGCAGCCCGCCAGGTGGCGATCGGCGACGTGTCTTCCACCAACTACTTCGCCGTGCAGGTGATCGAGATCGAGAAGGCCTCTGGTCGTCCGGTTGGCTACAACTTCTGGAAGTCGGCGGTTTCTACCGGCATGACAGACGCCTCCAACGCCGATGACTTCGCCTCCACCGACCTGACGCTCAAGCTGCTGGCTCCGGCGGCTGCCGAGTACGGTACCGGTGGCGACCTCGAGCACCTGGCCAACATCATCCCGAGCCACCCGGTCGGCATGTACTTCGCAGGTGCCGACTCCTAAGAAGCATCTCCTCCCTGCAGTACCCCAAATTAGCCCCCTCCATGGGGGCTTCTTTTTTACGGCGGAGCGATGACAGACAAGGCCTCAGCGTTCTACACAGCGAGCTTTAACCGGCCGATACCGGTTCCCTATCTTCTGCTCGAACGCGTCACCTTGCTCCTTTCCGGGCGCGATGAGGCTGAAGTGCTGACCGTCGTAAAGGAAGCCATCGTACAGTGCGAACTGCACAAGCGACCAAAGTCAGAGCAGATAGCCTACGTCGTGCAGCGGATGGTAGACCTGCAGGATAAGATGGAGGAGGCCGAGGCCGAGGGCAGCAGCAACACCATCGATCTGAAGACGTTCGCAGGGGAGTACCTGAACTGGGTAAAGAGCATGACGCCGGAGGGCGTGTGCATGTTCCTGGCCGACTACGACTATGACAAGGCCCGCTATCTGTACGCTGCCGTTGATTGTGATGACGTGCAGGCAATGGCCGAGCAAAAACTGCAGCGGGACTGGCAACGTGTAAAAACGGGATTTGAATCAGTGCTGTTCGGGTTTGGGGGGTCGTACGGGGACGGGGAAGGGGACGAACACAGCTTGAGCGAGAAGGATAAACGTGAGGAGTTACATAAACTAATGGGCCTTTGACCTTGTAAATAAAGGCAAAAATCACTACTCTAGCAGAACAATTTCGCACTGAGGCGAGCCCGGCATGGCCGATGTAAAACTGAGCGTCATTGCTGACCTGCTGATCAAGGCCGGCAAATTTGATTCAACTGAACTCGACAAGGCGCTCGCCGGCTACCTAAAGAAGCAGGCCCTGCCTGACGTTATTGTCGACCCTAACGTCAAGTTCCCTCCCTCCTCCGTCAGCAAGTTCCGGACCCAGCTGAAGCAACACTCGGCGGCGCTTCAGGCTGTCATCGAAGGCAATGCGAAGGACCTTACTGGTGAGGCAGCAAAGGCCTACTCCAAGATCGGCATAACGCAAGCCGCATCCCTGCAGAAGTTCTACCGTGATCTCAACAACCTGCTGTCGACCCGGGGCATTGACCAGCGCGTCAATACCAAAGCCTTCCGCAAGAAGATGGATGAAATCGCTCAAGGTGTCAGGAGCGTTTTCGATCTAAAGCCGGGCGACCGTGAGAAAGCCAAGCTCTATGCGCAGCACCTCGACAATGTAGGTGCGCAGCTCAGCCAATTAGAGACCCGTGCCCGCAGTCTCGGGAAGTCGTTTACCAAGGGCAGCGTGCTTGCTGCCGACCCACTGCTGGTTCCCGGAGCAGGCAAGACCGCGGCCGATCTGAAAGCATACAGCGCGCAGCTGCGAGGCGCTCTGGATGAGCGCAAGCAGATAGAGGCCGCGCAGACCGAAGCGATAAGATACAACAAGCAGCGCGACGCTGAGCTACTCAGGACTGCAAAACAATCTGAGCGCACCAAGGACAAGGTCAACAGGGATGCGATAAAGAAAGAACAGCGTCGGGCTGCTGACCGACTGGCTGCTGCTCGCAAGTCAAAAGCGGCTCTTGAGCAAGAGTTCAAGGTACGGCTTGGTCAACAGGCAATTAACGAAGCCCCCAGAGGCCTGCGGGACCTGAGCGCGTTTTCCAAGGCGCAACTGCCGTTTGTAGGGGACACTCTCAGGGCACGCCTTGAGCAGACAAATCAGCAGCTGTCGCAGCTGGCGGCCAATCCGGCGTACGACTCCCAGAGCAAGCGCGTTAAGCGTCTGCAGAGACAGCAGGCGTATCTCAATGCAACGATAGACGAGACAAATCGCCTGTTGAAGGCGACGCCAAAGGTTGTCAAAGAAGCCAAGCCAGCGCCGCCTGGCGGGTTTGTAGGGCCACAGGACGACCCAGCCTACAGGGCACTACTTGCCCGCAACGAGGTTGCGGCCCGGATCCTGAAAGACGAGGGCGGTTACGCTGGCATCAGGGGCGTCCACCGAGACGATTTGCCGCTGGTCAACGAGTACCTGAAAACCCAGCTGAAGAACCTGCAGGAGAGCAGGGATTTAATCAACAAGCATGCCGGGCCCCAGCAGGCGGCTGACTACAAGAAGACCTCAGCCCGCATCAGAGAGGTCGGCGACGCACTTTACAAAGGCGAACAGCGTCTGCGCGGGTTTGGCACGGCGGCTCAGCAGACCGGTGCGCTGTTCCGGCAGTTCTTCCGCTATGCGATCGGCTACGGCGCCCTGTATCAAGCGCTGGCCGCTATCCGGGCGCTGGTTGGCGGTGTCGTCGACCTCAACGCGGCACTGAAAAGCATTCAGGCAGTAACCGGCGCCACCGCCGGGGCCATGCGCATCATCGAGGCCTCCATCAAGCGCGTTGCGCTGGTCACGAAGTTCAGCACCAAAGAGGTGGCGCAGGCCGCGCAGGTTCTTGCGCAGGCTGGTGTCGAGCCCGAACAGTTCACCTCTGCCCTTAGCTCCGTCGCGCTGTTCGCCAGCGCCACCGAGACCTCCATCGAAACGGCGGCCGATCTGGTCAGCACGATGCGTAATGTGTTCAAGTCGCTGGATGACCTGACCATCGCCAACCAGCTGACCAAAGCGGTCAACATCTCCAAGCTGACCGGCGAAGACCTGAAGACCATTCTGAGCCGCGGTGCTCAGGTGGCCCACGGTTACAACCTGACATCAGAGCAGTTCCTGGCCGCAGTCACCGTTCTGCGTAACGCCGGCCTGAAAGCATCCACCGTGGCCACCGGCCTGCGCCAAGGCCTCATCGAGCTGCTGTCTCCGGATGCCAAGACCATCAAGGCCCTGCAGAAGCGCTATGAGGCGCTCGGCGAGGGGCTCGACAAGCAGGCCATCAAGGACAAGTTCTTCGGTTTCGGACAGGCTGACAATCCGCTGCTGTCCGTTCTGCAGGAATATAAGCGCATCGGTTTCAGCGGCGCGGCGAAGAAAGACTTCCAGCGTGTCTTTGACGTTCGCGCCACCAACGCCATTAACGCCCTCATCAACAACCTCGATGAGCTGCAGTCGGCCGAGTCCAAGCTGACCTTCGGCAACGCGGCACTGGCCGCTGCCCAGACCCAGATGGAGTCGCTGCAGAGCAGCGTCAAGAACCTGGGCGCGGCGATCACCGTCCTCTCTGCCAACATGTCTGAAGGCATGGTATCCGGGCTGGAGAATGTCACTGACGCCGCCACGGACACCATCCAGAAGCTCACTGAGCTGGATTCCACGCTGAAGGCAAGTACTGGGCTGGGGGTCGGCACGATCGCCACGGCTGGACTGGCTGGCGGCGCTTTAGCCACCATAGGCGGCGGCAGCATCAAATCAAAGGTGGGTAGATTTGCGCTTGGCACGGCAGCCGGAAGTATTGGAGCGTATGGGGGACTGGAGGGAGCCAAGGCACAGGGAGGTGATCAGGGCACTGCCAAAACATCAGCATTTATTGGAGCTGCGCTGGGAATAACCGCCATTGACGGCATAATTGGATTCTTCAAGAACGCCCATGCATGGGCAAAAGACCTCCCTCTGGCCGAGGCTGGAGCTAAAAAACTCGGGACAGTTTTCAAGTGGCTTAGGAACTTCGGTAACAAATTCAGTCTGAGTGTGCTTGCGAGGCTGGGTGTGGCCGGCGTCGGCAATCCAATTATCGCCGGGCTGCTCGGCCTGGCCACTGTAATCGGCGCGCTATTCACGTTCTTCGGCTCAGACGCTTTGGCAACCGCCAAGGAGAAGCTGCAGCAATCGCTTAAGAACTACGAAAAAGCCAAGGCGGACCAGCAGGCCATCATAGACTCTTCTCAGGCATACCGTCTGGGAGATCCTGTACAGGGAGGAGGGTCTACCAGTGCGGCTCCAGGCACCACTGCAGCTGATGTTGAGCAGCTGAAAACTGATGTCACTAACTATAACGCCACGCTGAGTACGCTGTTTAAGTCCGACAAACTGAAAGAAGCAACTGCCGTACTGCTTAAGCTGTCAAGTCAAGGAGCAGAAGAAGGGCCGTTGCGCGATAAGCTGATTGAGGAGCTTAACCAGTACTCAAAGGCCGAGGTTGGTTACAAGGCTACCAGCAAGCAGCAGATCCTTGAACTGTCCCAGCTCGGGGCCAAGATTGCCAGTACTTCCAGCGGCCTGCAGGAAAGCCTGCGGGCTGAGCTGATACGCATCAGAAGTGTGGAAGGGAAGCTCAGCCTCGTAGACCAGTCCCTGCTGGATGCGGCTGCTGAGCTTGGTCAGGACCCAACCAAATTTGCTCAGCTTAATGACCTCATTAAAGCCACGCCGAAGGAAATATCAGACCTGTTTGAGGAGTTGCTGCGCCTTACCATCCAGCATGTAGACGCATCAGAGGAGGCTAAGGCAGCAGCAACCAAAGTGGCAGAGGACAGAAACAGGGCCCTTGAAAATGCCATAGCTGATATCAAGAACGCCAAGTCGACAGAGGAAGTGACCAATAAGGTCAACGACATGGCTACCAACGCGAAGGACCTGACTTCGTCTGTTAAGGATTTACTTACAGACTTAAGTACGGGTCTTCAGCATGCCAGGGAGGCGATGGAGAAGGAGCGCCAGTCGTGGCTTGGAAAGCTGAAGGAGTTTTTCAGTGACAAGTCCGTTACTGAGGGGTTGAGTTCTGACCCGAGAGAGCGCGTCAAGCAGCTGCAGCAGCGGCAAGCTGCTGCGCAGCAGGCGGCAGCGGACAGGCTGGCTTATTTGAAGCACGGTACCTCAGACCCTAACCTGCACCTTAATCAGGCGCTGACGGGGGAGAAATATACCCCGCCTGCAAAGGAGACGTTCCCTACCAAGTACGATGCTGAGCTGAAGCGAGCCATAGAGGATTTGAGGCTGCTTCAGGGGCAGGAGCGGGCTAAGGTACAGCTTGAAACCAACGCTAATGCTATTGCAGAGGCCAATAAAAAGCTGCTGGAAACCGTTGCTGCCGAACGGCAGGGGTTTGTTGACACTATTAACACTGCTGGGTTCCAGGGGAAGCTGGCGTACTTTGATAAGACTGACAAGGCCAAAATAGCCAGCTATTTATCTGGTAAGCCAGAGGACGCGCTGTCCCCTAGCAAAGAAAACAAAGATGTGCTGGAAATATCCTCAGACTATGCCCGCATCAGAAAGGTTATGGATCGGTACACCAGCCAGCTGGAGGCCAGGGCATCTGATCCCAACATCTTCGAGGCCAGCAACGTACTCCACACCGCTATTGTTCAAGCCGAACGCGATGTAACGAAGGCCAGCAAGTACGATAAGGCCACACTGGCGACCAGCCTTGATGACCCGAATAATCCCCGGGTTAAGCTGATGAAGCTGCGCCTGGACGAGTACGAGGCCAAGATTCAACATTACACTCCCCTGATGGGGGAGCCGGGTAATCCTCAGGACCCTGCAGAAAAGAAGGCGGTAAAAGAAGTCTCAGACGCCAGGCAAGCCTACAGCGATGAGCTGACCAAGGCCTATGAGGACATCGCTCAGTACAACCGGGAATGGGATAAGTACCAGCTAGACTTTAGCCCGAAAAGCCTGTCGCTGAAAGCCCAGGAGGCCCAGCTTGCGAAGCAGGTACAGTACACAGCGAAGCACAACCCTGAACTGCTCGGTACCCGCACCCCTGAAAACCCGCTGGTACAGCAGCACGCGGTGCAGTCACAGCTGGCCAGAGACGAGATCACGCTCCAACAGAAGCGGCTAAACGTCGGAACGCAGACTGAGCAGGGGGCGGCAAAGGAAGCTCTACAGGCTGCCAGAATAAAGCTGGCGCAGATCGATACCGCCTTTGAGGAGAACCTCAAGAAGTACGCGGCCGACGCCCATCAGAAATCGCTTGCCCTGCGTGCCAAGCTGGACAAGATCAGCCTCGATGCGGTCAACGCCTCCATTGATCAGGCATACAAGAGTGGCAGTTTCTCAGCCATACCCAAGCTGCAGGAGCAACGCCTCTCCCTGCTGAAGGAACAGTACGCCATCGAGCTGGACAAGCTGCGCCTGTCCACGGAAGACAAGGGCCTGATCGAGGCTACCAAGGCAGAGAATGAGAAGCTGCTGAAGGCAGCCACCCTACAGGCGTATTCGGCCGAGACGTATTTCCCCGGTATCAAGCAGGGCGTCGACGCCAATGCTGCCCGTGTTACCACCGGCTCCCTGTCTAAGGATGCGGCCAGAGAGGTCAGCGGGGTACCGTATTCCAACGCCCAGAAAGCCAAGGCGCTGGATGCCAACATAGCGTTTCAGGAGCGCAGCCTGCAGCAAGTTAAGGCTGCTGAGCCAGGGAATCTGGCAAAAATTGCTGACGCGTACGGTAAGCAATCTCCTGAGTACCTTAATCAGGCTGCTCAGTACAAAAAGAGCATAGAGGACCTTGTCCTCGAGCTTGACAAGCTGAAGTTCCAGCGCGATGAGCTGTCCTCCAATTTCGGCCGCGAGCTGGATCAGGGATTCAATGTAGAGTCCACTATCGCCGGCCTTGAGAACCTCGACTCCAGTGTGAGCAACCTGGGTGAGACTATCAACGGCGAGGTGGTGCAAGGGTTTGACAATGCGTCAGAGGCCATAGCCAACGTCGCGGTCGAGGGTGGTAATGCGTTCGACGCGCTCAGGCAGACCGCTGCTGACGCTATGCGTGGCATCGCCAAGTCCATTATTCAGTCGGGCATCAACCAGCTGTTTACCACCGGCCTTACTTATGGCGCCACGCTCCTCAAGGGCGGCGGCACTGTCGCAGCGAATACCGCCAAGGCAACCGGCGGCGTCATCAAGGCAGCCACCGGCTTTGTCACCAAGAGCGGCATCATCAAGGGCCCCGGCACCGGCACCTCTGATTCCATCTCCGGCGTGGTGGTCGACAGCAGGGGTAAGGTGGTCAAGGGGCTGAAGGTCAGCACCGATGAGTCCATCCTGACAGCCAAAGCCACCTCTGGCATCACCGAGCGCGGTGTCAACTTCATCAACAAGAACCCCGTCAAGGCTGCTGCCGCGCTGCAGGCCGCCATGCGCAACCCCATGAAGCGGGCGGTAGGCGGGATGATGAGAAGCCAGCCTTCTGCAGCAGTTGCCGGCGGAGCCCCTACTACTGAGTTTACGTACAACTCCAGTGTGAAGGTCGACGCCAGTAACGGTGGCAACGGGCAAGACCCCAATGTGCTTGCCAAGATCGGCAAGGGACTTGAGGCGAAGATCAAGGAGACTATTCAGAGAGAAAAACGCCCCGGCGGAATACTGAGTAACCCATGACATGACAATAGCCACAGCAGACAGCATCTATACCGCGGACAGCATCTCGATAACGGCTGACGGCCTCATTGGGGGCCTGACGATTCCAGTCCTGCCCTATGAGCCGGATAATACTTTTCGGCTGACGGTGAAGCCTGAGGTATACAACGTCAGGTTCGGTGACGGATACAGCCAGCGCACGGCCAAAGGCATCAACAACAAGCTGCAGAAGTGGGCGGTCACCTTCGAGAACAAGCATCAGGATGTTGGAGAGACGCTGTTTAATTTCTTCAACGGCCTCGGCGGCGTTGACTATTTTTTGTGGGTTCCTCCGGGGGAGGCCACTGCCAGAAAGTTCATCGCGCCTCAGTATGAGAAGGACTTCCCCTACGGTGGCCGGCTGATACAGACCATAACCACCACTTTCGAGGAGGTCATGGCATGACCCTGTCCGTCGATCTGCAGAACCCGACACCGGGGATTTTTCTCGAGCTGTATGTGGTCGACTACACCACCATCGACATCTCTCAGGTAGACCGGTTTTACAGCGGCACGGACGAGTCCGGAGGCGCGCTATATTTCGGCGGAGAGTCGTTCAGCCCGTGGCCTGTACAGGCCACTGGGTTCAGCAAGAGCACCAATGGACCGTTCCCACGCCCGGAACTGTCGATCAGCAATGTGACTGGCTACCTGAGCGCACTGGTGCCTGCCTACGAGGATCTGGTGGGCGTCAAGGTCAGCCGCCTGCGTACCTTGAGAAAGTATCTGGACGACGGCTCCACGCCAGACCCAACTGCCTATGCAGAAGACATCTATTTCATCAACAAGAAGAAGGCCGAGACAGACGATCTGATGGTGTTTGAGCTGATCTCGGCCATTGACCTGCAGGGCAAGAAACTGCCGGGACGCATCATGACAGCCAATGTCTGCACATGGCAGTACAAGTCAGCGGAATGCAGTTGGCCGGGTACCGACCCTTCCAAGTGGTTCGACAGCAATGGAGACCCTGTCTTGGCCGCGGTTTCTGACCAGTGTGGCAAGCGCCTGTCGGACTGCAAGCTCCGGTTCGGATCTGCGGCAGAGCTGCCGTACGGGGCGTTTCCTGCGCTGGGGAGGACCTGATGTACGTGGCTAACAAGGTGCTGGCCGATATCTACGCGCATGCTGAGGAGACTTTCCCAGAGGAGTGCTGTGGACTGGTCGTGGCCAAAGGGCATGTTATTCAAGTCATCCGCGCCGAGAACATTGCTCACGAGCCATGGGGCACGTTCAAGATAGACCCTGTACTGTATTTGCGCCATATCAACGACATTGAAATGGTGTACCACTCGCACCCCAACAGCAGCTCGGTACCGACCGAGGCGGACAAGGCCTCGTCAGAGCGCCTCGGTAAGCCCTATCTCATCGTGAGCTGGCCTGCCAGAGAGGTAAGCCGGTACGTACCTGAAGGGCACCGGGCGCCGCTGGAAGGGCGCAGTTTCGTTTATGGGATATTCGATTGTCTTTCGATTGTGGAGGATTACTACGAGGAGCAGGGAGACCCTCTGTCAAGGGCTGACAGACCGCCCTACAACTGGTGGGAGGGTACCCGGGACTACGCGGGGGAGTGGTATGAAAGGAACGGATTCAAGCCGGTAAGCGACGTGCAAAGGGGTGACGTGCTGGTCATGCGTGTCGGCACCTGCAAGGTGCCAAACCATGTCGGCATCTATCTGGACGGCGGACTCATACTGCACCACACGCTGGAGGGGTTGAGTCGGGTCGAAGTGTATGGCGGCT